GATCAGACACGGGGAGGATGTAGCCGCTTGTGCCTTCGCAGGTCGTTTTGTACTCTCCGAAGGAACAGAAGGCCCGCAAATCTGACGTTTCTATGTAGCAGTACACCCATTCTCCGTGCCAGTAAAAGCCGAGACACCAATGCGTAGCTTTCGAGAGGGCTATTCCGCACGGGCTTTTACCATCGCTGTTTTGCGATTCGATGAACAAATTCCCGGTATCCTTCGATTTCTTATCGAACTTGCACTCGATGAATTTGCCGACCTCAGGGACGGCGATATCGAAATCCTCCCGTTCCTCGGTGGTGCATTTCCTCGCAAGCGGATACTTCGCTTTAATCCGTTCGAGAATCCAGTCCTCGAATCCTTCCCCGATCCGCCTGTGCGCATCCCACCGCTTCTGTCTCTCCATGCCTCGAATCATTTCCTGACCTCCATTTCAATTCCTCTGCTTTCAAGATACGCCCGCACCTGTTCCTCCGGGTCTTCCACAGTCTTACTGTTTACTAAGTAATTCTCTTTTCTTATTTCTGGTTTATGATTTATGATTTCTGATTTATGGTTTATCGTGGTATCGCTAGGGTATGGATAGGGTATCGATAGGGTATCACGAATTGGCTTAGGTATGCAGTTGAACTCGTTTATACAGGCTTTGTCGTTTTTTGGGCCTTTATAGTTTCCATATGACCTCGCTTTTGGAATCCAGACCCACCCGTTATAAAAAATCGCCTTTGGGTTAATCTCCTTTTTTGCCATTTTCAGTTCTTCGGCGGTAAACCCGGTATCGAACATAATCGTCCGATCTGAAATTTCGTAGCATCCGAGAAGGTTAATACGGTAGTTTGTCAGTAAATACATCCAGAGATAACGGGAGTTTCGGGATAGTGCGATATACCAATCGTCTTCCCATATTTTCGTGTGAATAATTCGAGTTTTCATTGCGGTATACCTTCCTCCACCTTTGGGGGTGGCGTACACCGCAAAGTGGAACCACCCCCACAAGTGGGCTAATCGATTAGCTATTCGTGAAAAACGTCTGCGGTGTACTCATGACTTCAAGATACAATGTTAAAAAGAGAAAGTCAAGTGCAGTCCCACGACCCCAGAAACGCCTTATCAGCGCACCAGAATCGGGGGAGTACACTCGACCTTCGGTAACAAGCAGGACTCACAAAACTGCCAGTTCGTGTATTGCTAATCTCGTATATCGCAACGGGACAGTCCTGCTTGTTATGAAAGAGAGGGAGGCAGCAGCCAGATGAGTGCAGGACGCCGCCTCCCAAGGCGGTTACGGATTGCGCTTCTGACGCTTCCTGCGGCGGTGCTGTTCCTGCCGACTTGCGGTTGGCGGCTTCTTCTCCGGCGGCGGCTTAGGTAGCTTCTTCTTCCGTGGAAACCTCTTCCACACCGTTCCTCACCTCCTTTGTGATTGAAAATGAACACCTTCAATATACAACCGTCACCACCGTCCGTCAATGACCTATAGCGTGCTTCAAACAGACCTCCTGTGCTAACATTCCCACCTCAAACGATAAATGTGCATCCAAGGCGTCTATCTGTGGCAGAATGGTAACGCTTTGTCCTCCCGGTTCCCCGGTAGTACCGTAGTTATCTACCGCAAACCGATCGTCAACGCCGCTTACCCCCTTATAGCAGCCACTCCTGACGTATGCTACCTGCTTTACCCGCCTCCCGGTACCTTCGTAGACAACCTCTGCTGCTGCGAAATGCTTGTGCGCCCCCACTACGATGTCTGCCTCCATGTTCTGCCTTAACCGATTCATCTGCCTGAGGCCGTGCGTCTCGTTAAAGTTACTCTCGAACGGCCCAATCTTGTGGTATGGTACACAGACATATTCACGGGATGGAAACTGTAAGTGTAGCCTGCCCCCGTTTTGAAGCACAGGAAACCTTCGATTTGGAAAGCCGAATATCAAGGCGTTTATATCCTGTCCCGTATGTTTGTATGTCCATCCCTCGTGGCACGAACTTGTGACTGCGCCTAGAACTTTGCCCCTGCTATTTAATTCTTCAGCAACGTGGCGCATATACACTACCTGCTTGTCTGGTGGAAGGCCGTTGACCAGCATATTGCTTGGAAACTGAGAAGGGATGGCGTTATCAACAAGGTTACTCATAAACACGATGTATGCGTTTGGCATCTCTGCGATGCGTCTCATATGTTCCATGAACAAGTCGTGGTCGGTATAGTACGACCCTATATGCACGTCCCCAATGAAGAACACGGTTACTGGCAAATCGTTTGCAAACTGCACGAACCCCTCTGCCTGGCTTAGCCTGCCCTCCTCGTAAATCTCTGTAGCCCTGCGTGCGTGTGCGGTTAACTCCTCAATATCCGCAATCTGCGCTTTCGTTCCTACAAACTCTGGCGTGAAATGCTGCCAATGGGAAACGTCTACGCCCTCCCGGTATAGACCCTGTGCCTCCTCATCAGATAGACCGAAAAATTCCGGCGGTATGTATGTACCACTCTTACTCATGGATTTCCCTATTGAGATTATTTTGTTTTAATCGAAGGGGTAAACGTACCCCTCATACGGTATCGTTACAAACAGACCCCTTACAGCCCCTCACGTTAGCCTTGTGACCTCTCCACCTCGTCTGCCCGGCCTTCCATATAAATAAACAGGGCGATTATTGCAGCTATTAGTAATAAATCCTTCCACTCCATACCCACCGGGCCAACACATCCGAGAACAGGAACACATAGTTGGGTATGGTTTACAATAACTAACCAGAAAAAGAACACCACGCATAGAAACTTTCTCGATACTAGACGCCAGACGATATCTTGTGGCATATCCGACCAGTTCCAACTCATTTTGAAAACAGAAACAAATTAACTATCGCAGCCACCCATAGCAGGGTTGCCAAAATAAATAGTAATACATCCATTTTTCTCTTTCTTACTCTGTAAGACTGGTTATTCCACCAGCGGCATTGCCCTCGTCTCAACGAGTCTTACGAAATAGTTTAATGAACTTCGCCCATAACGCAGACAAAAGTTCCTCAGTTGTATAGTCGTTTAGCTTTTTCATTTCTACTCTCTTTCTTGCAACAAGCAATTCAAACCTTCGACTCAACTTATTGTACATCTCCGAACACATCCGCAGACGTTCTTGCGTCTTATTCTTTTCCGCAATCGCCCTGTCCCTCTCTCCGATCAGGGCGTTTTGTATTTTCATCTGCAACTCCATTACAGTGCCTTCAGCCGACTAGCTGAACCCTCCAATACGGGCACCTCTTCCTTCGCCTTCGCCTTCACGTCCGCAACCTGCTTCTCGTAATCCACCTTCTGGTCTGCCAATTTCTTCTCGTACTCCGCCTTCTGTGCGTCCAGTTTCAACTGACACGGGTCTGGCGGAGGAGGTAGCGTACCGTCTGGATAGGTCACGACCTTGTTGGTAACCTTCATGTGCGAATCTATACACCACCCGGTACCGCTTAGAAACACGCAATCGAACCAGGTATACCCGTTTCCCGTGCGTGGGCCGTCCCTGACCTCAGCAACACTTCCCATCTTCGCCACATCTTGAATCGGATACGAAGTACCGTTCCCCTGCCGTATGTTCGTATCTGACGTAAATTCCACCTTTACGCCAACATGAATGCCGCTATCGTAGATAATGCTTCGGATGGGATACTCGCCATCGTTCTTTCTGGCACTACAGTGCAAATGCACAGCGTACCCGCCGTTCTCAGAGGTCGGGGCTATCCTGCAAATCACACCCCCCGCCTTGACCGTAGACCCTACGGCAGCGTGTTCGTTAACGTGTACGAACATCAGCTTGTACTCCCCGACCTGCACTACGATATAGTTACCCTGGTACTTTGAAGAATACGTCACCTTGCAATCCACATCGAGAGTAATCGGATACACCACTCCCTGGTTTCCGAAATCGAGGGCAAGCTGTCTGACTCCGCTTGCGTACTTGAGATTGATATGAGAAGGCCCCGTTTCGTCCTGACTAATCGGATATGACGATAAGGGCTGCCAATTCGAGTATATTACCATCGGCCTACTTGACCAATTTATCTATCGCATACGTTATCACCGTAAACAATACCACCAATATCGCACCTGCACCAGCAAGCCAAGCTTTAGCCTCTCCGATAGTATCGCTTAGCTTCTCAATCGACTTCTGGTGTCCCTCGAACCCCTTTTCCATCTCTTTCAGTCTACCACGAACGTCTATTATCGCCTTGCTATTATCGTGAACGTCTATCTTCCACGGTTCTAAAGATGTGTTCAAGCTGTCGAGTTTTATACAAACCTCATCCAGTTTTTTCTCAATCGAGTTCAACCTCTCTGTCATAGTGCCGTAGCTTAATTCAAGTGCGCTTATTCTCTTTTGACCATCTTTAGAACTTGGCATTTCATACTTCTCCTTTATACACTTAATAGATGCACACACATATAGGTATACGCAGGGGATGCAATTAGATCAACTGTTGACGCCCCAACATATAGATATACATATTCCTCGATGTACTGTCCAGCCGTTACTGGGCAAACAGCAGACCCATTTAATTGAAGAGTAGATGTACCAGCCGCACCAGGTTGTTGCACCCCCAAATAAACATACGCAGACCCGTTTACATATATCATTCCATAATAGTTCTTGTCAGCAATAACACTTGAAAAGGCAACACCAGCGGTAACAAGGTAATATCCCGTAACAGGTGCTGTAAACCTGTTATTGGAAGTATCGAAGTCTCCCCCAATGTCATAACTTTCAGCATTTAGCGTAACCTTCACATTCGTATCATCCGCAATATTATTCTGTGAACCAGTCAAGTACGCCTTGCATTTACTCATTACCTTCACCTGCACCTCGTTGAAGTTTGTACCGTCCCCAACTACCAAGTTGTTACTGGCATCCACGTTTACACACGCCCTAGCGGTTCCTCCGCTGTCCTTCATGTAAAAACCCGTGTTGTTGTTCAGCGATAGGCCGTTTGCAGCGTGGCTGTCATGCGCCTGGTCGTTTGCAACCATAGCGTCCAACTTCGCCTCCGTAATAACGTCCCCTGTCGTCCAGGTCACGCTTGAATATGTTGTTGCACCTAATGCCATAGAAGTAAATATAAAAAGTTATCTAGGATTCAATATAAAGTATACTGTAACATCCACTGAATGATGCGTTAATATACGTTGACGTAAAATTACCACCACCATACTTTTCAAAGACAACGGTCACAGCTGTTGAGTTTGACGATATGTGACACGCCATAACGTCTTCAACGGCACTCGCTGCTTTTATGCCATGAACTGGTATGATGGAAAAGTATGTATTATATCCAACCGTGCTTCCCACAGCTTCTGCCGCTGGGTTTTTTATTGTCGTTTCGGCCTCAATATAGCTGCCACTTCCAGAGTAAATTCCAGTGATGTTTATGTATAGATATACCATGTTTCCAACCATTGACCAAACATCCCCCACGTTAAACGTGGAGTCGAAGGCAAGTGTCCCGTTTCCGTCAATTCGGCTGCCATCTCCTCCGTTCCCATAACCCATGAAATCTTGAAATCCATATGGGGTTATCCTGTTTGAAACATAGATTTCGTCAAGACTAGCCGGAAGGTCATCTCCCGCAGTAGTTATGTAGGTATTATAAACACAGTAAACGTATGTCCAGTACGAGTTTCCGCTGCTAATTATTTTAAGTTTGTCGCCAGGCTTAAAAATATATTTAAGATTAGATATCGTACAGGTCATCGTATTGTCGTTGTATCTCGTAAACTTCGTCTCGTCCAATCTTGTCCAATCCTCTATTGCAAATACGTCTGTTTGGCCACTTTCGGTCTGATCAACCGAAACGCTTCTTGACTGTAAACCGTCTTGGACGCTTCTTTCCTCAGCCATGTTGTTTGTCGATTTTAACCTTAGAATAGCGGCCCTCAATACCGATACTGCCACACGCACACTCGAACCGAGGTTCGCTAGTAAACGGATCAACATTGAACCCAAAGCACCCCCTCCACGACTTTGCATCAAAGTAACTGTAATAATGTAAATCAAAGTACTCTCCCGTCAGCTTACCGTCCCGTGCATAAAAGCTACCCAACAGGTCTCCACACGCAGCGCATACCACCTCGTACTTACTCAATCCTTCAGCCTTCCAGTTCTCCGCCTTCGGACAATGGTACATCCGAAAATCCTTCGACATAATCCGAGTCGGTATGATTAACTCGCACAAACAGTCGGGCCTGTCGTACGGCCTCCACGACCATTTCTCAATCTTTTTCTTTTTCGACAAGCGTAACTCGCTTAGCGCAGTCTCGCTTGGCCTGATTATTCTTCGCTTCATATCCAGACTACATCTAAACTATCTACTAAAGACGTGCCTACAATCGCCGGAGTATCCGCCTCGTCACTCGTAATCTCTCGCAGCGTTAGTGTCTGCACAAACTGTCCGGGACTCATCTTAGTGCGTATCTTCATGACTCGGTAGTACGAACTTGAAGAGGTGTCCCTGTCCTCCACATACACCTTATCACCAATCTGTAACTGGGGCAATCCTGGCACAGTTATCCTTATGCGGCGCAGTTGAGATTTGTACTTTCTCACTAACGCCCGTGCCATATAGTATGCAAAACTATCATCGTCTATGAAATCGTTATTTATCTTCAACTCCATCGTGCCGTAATCCTCGATACTGTCCTCGTCCGTGTACGTCTGTTCTATCTCAGAAGTTATTACCGCCGGGGTGCCTCGCAGACGCAACAGCGTCAGATATGCGATTCCGCCATAGTTATTCGTGATAGTCAGCTTCGCAGACGTGGCAAACTCATCCACCGCAATGCTGACCTTTGTGGATATATCCGTGCCAGACCCATCGCTTTTCGTGTTTGCGATGTAATCTGTGGTTACCGTAATGGCTGTAATATCGCTACACGGGTTCTCGAAATTAGCCCAGACCTCTTTCGCCTCTCCCTTGTTAATCTCCTCCACGATTCCGTCTCTCCAGATTTCCTGGGTCGGCTGTACCGACCTCGGCTTGGAAGTCACCGTGCAGCTATTGATAATCGGTACCGACCTGTCCTCTTCCCATTGCAGTATATCCTCAGCGTTAATCGTCCACTGGCTAGTCGTATGCGGGGCGACCAAATAGTGCCTCCTGTTCTCGAACCGCAATACGCCGTGTTCGTCCTGGTAGAAATGACCTTCCTCGGCCTCACACAGACGCCGTATAGCGTCCCCGGCACGAGTGCCTTTGTCAAACCATGCGTAGCCGATGACGTTCAAGCCCTCGTCTAAAGAATACTGGTTTACGTTAAACCCAAGTGTAGTCAGCAAATCGGCAATAATCTCGTCTGCCCTCTGGTTTGTATAAATCTCCTGGCTGCCAAGCACATACTCGTTAATATAGTTCAAATAATCGTACACCTGAAACGAGTAGCGAGAGGTAGTCTTGTCCTCGATCATGTTATCCGTCAGGCCGTACAGTACGGGAAGGTTCTTGTTCTGAGATAGCACCCGAAGCCCCATGAATATCTTGCACGGCCTTCTGGGCTTTAACGCCGTGCCGATTGTATCGGATACGCCAAACGTGAACCTGTTAGTGACGTTATCCAGCATTACATCCCCCATAGCGTAGGAAATGCCACCCAGAGGTTCTTCCCTGACCCTCTCGTACGTCAGCGATATCGCCCTCTCCGCCTCGTCAAAATAGTAGAAATAATCCATCGCCGTAATGGTTGCTGGCTGGCCGTCTATAATATCGGTTCCCCCGACTATCGATGTCCCTACTATCGCATAGTCGAGGGAGGTATCCTTCACACGAGTCCAGGCTACCTTCAAATCGTACACAGGCTGCCTGGTAGTAGCCGTGCATTCCGTATCGAAAACTGTCCAGATGCTTGCAGAAGATAGTCCAGAACCCTGCATCAAATCACCTCCGTCAGAAGTAACGTCAAGTCCTCCCGGTACTCGTCCCCTTTATAGAAAGACCTGTTCTTAATATCTATATGCACAGGCGTAGCCGCAATCGTCAGGTTCGTCTCGCTAACGGTAAAATTGCGGGTAGTTAGCAGATTGTACTCAGACATAATCTCAGATACCTGCGCTTGCGTCAGGGCACGAAACTCAAGAGAAAACTGTTCCTTCCGACAGAATATATCCTTCGTAGACCTCCCCTCGATGCTAGTGTTTTCAGAACTAATCTCAAGAGGCTGCCTGGTAAACTTTACCGGGTTCTTTAGCGTTATACTTCCGAGTGTGTACGACATTATGTAAACGATAACATTTCATTAGGTGTCTTTCCACGCTGCGCTGCCAGATCGACTATGGCTTTCCAAATCTCCTCCCCAATTCTGCGCTTCTCCATATCGCTGCCTGCAAATAACGGGACGTGGACATTAATATTTACGTTTGCAGTAGAGTTGTTCGTGGTCATCATTTGCGACTGCGGGTTTGAAAACACACGGCTTCCCTCAGGCAGCTGCACTAACTCCGGGCCTGCCTCCCCAACAAGCGTAGTGCCTCCTGCTAACCCGCCAAACTGTCTGCCTGGCGCAAACGGCCCCAGACGCCAGATGCCAAGCGTTGATAAGTCCATCGCCACCCGGTAAATCTTTTGCAAAGCATCGTAGATTTTGTTCAAATTGTCAGTAAACGTCTTCAAATCTCTCGCCGTGCCCGCTGCCTGGCTGCTTATCTGTTTAATATCCTCTATGAAATTCTTTACCGCTTTCTTTCCGTCTTCTGACATTAGCCAGGTAATAATGTTTCCGATAGAAAGGGCGATATCCTTTAGCCCCTGTATCATGTCCTTTGTTATCGAGGTTGCCAAGTCGTCAAACGCAGACGCCTGGTCTTCCGTGGGCTTGAACAGCCCGACAATTCTATCCATAACGATAGTAAACATATCCCTTAACTCCCGAAGTTGAGGTATTATCCACGACTGGTTATCCTGCCACCATTTCCAAAACGCCTCCTTGGCGAGATTGATTACCTCGGTCAGTCTCGGCACTACCACCGAGGAAATCTCCTTCATGACCGTGCCTACCGGGCCTGCCAAATCGTCCTTGAGGTTCTGCCAGATAGTCTTGTACTGCGCTATAGAATCGCTTGCGGTTTCTATCGCAGGCGTAGTCGTAGACGAAAGCACCGTAGAAATCAACATCTGCTTCTTCTCGGCGTCCGTCATAACGATTCCCATCTCTTCGGCTGCGGCCACTTGCGCCTGGTACGCTTTCGTAGTGATACCCAGGTTATCAAGTATCAGAGGCGACATTCTACCGATACCAGTAACGATGTCTTCAAACGCTTGCGTGGTAGAAATACCAAGCTGCTGTCCCCTAGCCCGTGCGGCTTCCAAAATCTTCGCAAGCTGCGCAGAATCCGTAGTCACGCCAAGCATAGCCGCCTTGTTAGCAGATAGCATCAAGTTGAAATCGTCTACGGTGTTATTGCTTGCCTTCCGAAGCTGATCCATCGCCTCGGCGGAGTTTGTGAAGTTGTTCGTAAACCCCTGCGTGATACCCTCAATCTGACCTCCCCGTTCTGCGAGTTCTATAAACTGGTTTCCTAACTCCTTGGCCGTGCTTATCATAAAGCCAACAGCCTTCCCGGCCAACTCTATCGCCTTCTTGAACGCCTCGAATACGAACATTCCCTTCGTAACCGCAAACGACATACTGCCCGTGCTTTTCGTGTTCTCGTTGACACTGCTTGAGAGTTCCGTGATTTCCTTAGCTACCGCCTTGATATCCTTGGTAGCCAGGTCTTTTGCTTCAATTATGATGGATATCGGTATTTGTGTGGCCACTTTGCTGCGTTAGCTTTTGCAATATTAGGTCGATGTTCAGGTTTGCATACCAGACGCTGGCGGGTTCTTTACAGAACTCCTCCCAACTCAGTCCAAACAGCTTCCTGTAATAGAACTGCGCCATCCAGTACTGCGCCCATTGCGCTTCTTCGTTTCCGTCTTCAACCTTTCCGTATAGGGCAAGGTCAAGAAGTGCCGATTTTCTCTTCTTTCCTATTTTGCTTCCTCGGCCTGCCCACCTAGTAAAAACCGTCCGACCCTTGAGACCAGAGATACGGGAAACTCGTCAATCGGCAATACCTTCAACTCCTCTTTCTCCTTCCCGTTCCAAATCGTACCGTTTACAAAGCATTTCTTGTACACCTCCAGAACCGCCTCTATGGCCTCCTTCTCTCCGTCTGCCGTAGCTTCCTGTATTTGGTACACCTCGTGAATGGTCGGTTCTCGAAACCTCAAGAAGCAATCCTTCCACTCGTCTCCAAGGTCGTCCAGCTTTAACGTCTTGTAAAGAACAAACATCGTAGGGACTTATTAAATTAGTTAATAGCTTGCCTGTGCGTTGATCAATGTCGCAGTAGACACTATCTGGTTTCCGCCGCTAACATCGTGGTTACACTTGAAGCTAACCGTCTGTACCGTCAGGTCATCGTTACTGTAGTTCGGTTCCCAGGTAATGAAATCTACCCTCGGAAACTGAAACGTCAATGACGGACTCGTACTCGCACCGATTACCGCACCAGAATCCGTATTCGTCCACTTCACTTCCATCGCCATATAGGTGTTCCCTCTCATATACTCTTTCCACGTCTCCGCCTCGTACGGCAGTACGAACTGTCCCTCGATGCTGATGTTCTGGTTTAGCAAGTCCTCAGGTTCGGCAGTTCCGATATAGTCGTCTAGCAGTATATTCTGGCTGAAGGTGATGTTCATCGACTTCAGACTTATCGTAGACGCTGCTGCCAGTCCTGCGAGGTTTGTAGCAACCTTAAACGTCATATGCTTTTTCGTGAACTTGTTCTCTGCCGCATAAGACGCCGTAGCACTCGCCCCCTTTGAGGTCTTACCCATAAAGTCGGCACTGACTCGTAGCACATCGTCAACCGTCTGGCTTAACTCCAACTTATCAAGCATGACCAGCCGATACTGTTCCGTAGTATTCTTGTCCACCACCGTAAACGTCAAGCTATCATGCTGCATGGAATCGTCCAGCGAGAAAGCGTGTGTATACGCACTATCCGTAGGCCCTGTGGTCGCAACCGTGCCTAGAAGAGAGTACAGCAATAGCCCGATAGATTTATCCCGTGCCTCACACCCGATTGACCCTTGTGCATACTTAGTCAATACATGAACCTGTTCGCTGTCTGCCAAGGTACCGACCCCAGACTGTATGCGTGCGCTGTTTACCTTCTCGTCAAACGAGAAGTCCACAAACGGTAGCCAAAAGGATGGGGCAACCCCGGTACCACGAGACGATTCTCTGGCTATTCCTAGCTTAACCTGCCTGCCTGTAAATTTCGACATCTTAGATTTATTAAACTTTAAGTAATATCCACGCTAATTCTCACCCGAATGGTCAGCGTGGCAACCGCTAATTCTTCTCCTGGAATCTCCCCGATTGCGCCAGGAACCGCCATGATATTCAAAAACGTGTACCCAGTCGGCAGTGTCGCCCCGATAGTGCGTGTCGCAGACTGGTCTTCTTTATCCATTTTGTCTAATACGGTATCTACTACGTTCTCAAGCCGATCAATGGCCTCTCCGACCCCGGTATCTTTCGTCTCGTAAAATATCTGCACGTCAAACGCATACGTCCTGATGTTCTCGGAAGTGGTTTCATAGGCGTTCTCGTGCGCACTCGGTACCACCACCGCAGCCGGGTATCCGTCAAACTTCAACTTCGGCGTGCCGGATACCTCCTGTAAATCAGAGATACTCTCAAGTACTGTTTTAATTTGGCTTCGAAGCGAGTTAAAACTCATTTATTAAAATGTTCAGCTAATCTTTTCTCAAGCTGCCTGGTAAGCGTAGACTCTATATTAAACATACGCTGCGCATATGCCAAGCCCCACTCCATGAACGGACGGGGACGAATATATCGAGTCCCCTCGTGTACATAGAAGTTATACGGCGCAGCACCTCGAACGGTAGATATCACCTCGTAATACGTTGTATCGGCCCGTTTCTTTTTCGATGTCTGAATCATGCTTGCCATATGTCCCGTCCGCTTCGGGGCCAGCGTCTTTGCACCTCGTTCTACAGCGAACGCAAACTCCCCAAGGTCGGCATCCAGGGCGTCCTGTACGGACAACGTATCCAGCTGCCGTGCAAGCTGATCCAATCTGGCGTCTTTAATAAGCGACATATTAAGCATTAAACTCCTCCAATAACACTTCAAGATGCTGGTTTGTTGCGAAATGGTAGTCCTTTAGCGTGACCTCACGCACCCGGTACTGCCGAGACGTATCGCTATCGACCAACTTATCCCCTTCCTTAATAGTAGCATCCACATCGAAATAGGCTACCCAGGCACGTTCCTCAACTATTCCTAGTGCGGTTCGTGCCTCCGGGGATGCCTCCTGAATGTGCGTATCTACTGTCGCAGTCGTAGAAAAAGCCTTCTTGCTTCCGCTTACCGTTTTCAAGCGGCTTACTATTACCTCTCTGTCAAAGAACCGTGCGATGGTCATGTGTTTACTGGTGAAATTACACCAAACACTACGTCCCTCTTATACTTATCTATAATAGCTTTAATATCCGGGTCTTCAAACATCGCTACCTGACCGTACGTTACTGCATAATCTCCAATCCTCTCGCTTTCCACCCCAGGGTCTCCACGGCGTCTGTTCCAGGCAGCAGCGCATAGCTTCCAGGTAGCAAACTCCAAGTCCCCGGCTTCCGTATCCGACAGAAACGTGGTCGTGTTATTAAAATCGTACCCGGCTGTGTAATCAATCGAGTAGAAAAACCTCTCCTTCCTGAAATCCCCGCCCCAAGTCGGATAGATAATTCCGGCATCGTAGTCTATAAAGTAGTCCTCGCTATCTATATCGTCCCATTCGTCCTCGTTCTCGGGGGTGGTATGGAAGTCCAAATCGAATGTAGCGGTAGTAGATACCGGGAAGTTCTTCAGTAGAATCTTGTCCGTACCGAAGCCGTGATACTTCTCGTTGGTATACGCCGTCTGCTTGAACCGTCTTCCTGTATACTTCTCAACATACTCGGTAACCATGTTGATAATAGACTCCATAATGGAATCCTCGGTAGCATCAAACGACTCTCCCAGAAACGCCTCGACCCGGTTTACTGTTGTTAAAGCGTACGCTTTTAGTGCCATGCTTTATTTAGTAACATATAATTTCCGCTTCCTGGCAACCATTTCTTTCGTCTTTTTCAGCTTCAGCTTCTCCTGGCCTACTACTCGTACATACTCGGCTATCCCCTCGTTTACCAGGTACCACGACTCGTTATTGCCTAACTCGTAGACTTCGCCTACTAGCATCTCCTTGGTCTGTTTCAGAATGCGTACCTTTCTCATTGACTGTTGGATTTAACTTATCCATTGCTGAGAGGGTGTGCCCTATACACCCACTCAGCCATCGGTAGATTAAACTCCAGTAGCGTAAGCGAATGCGCTGGTAAGAACAGCTTTTCCATCCACTCGTTCAACTGCACGAACTTCAGTACTGTCACGCCTCCAAGCGTCACCTCCCTCTCTGGTGGTATCAACAGTAAGCTGCTGCCTGTCTCCAATGATGTAGTATCTCCAGTCACCGAAGTAAAGTCTGTTTTGATTCAGGTGGTTCACTTCATAGATCGGGTACCCCATGATGGTATCCACAGGTCGCTGCGTCATCGGCGAGGTAATACCTTGCCAGATGTAGTTGTTGTTCGAGTCCTTTACCTTTCTGAGTTGCCGGATGACCTTCTTGTGCGCACAAAACGCTGCACTCGAAGCACCCCGTACCGCCTGCGGTACCAAATCAATAAGGTCGATCAAATCATCGAAGTTAAAGGTTCCCCCCACATCAATGTTTGAAAGCGTTTCCTGATTGATACCAGTCGGCTGTGTCGTACCGTTTCCAATGAAGAACGCCTCGTCCTCCTTCTCTGCAAACACTTCAGCGAACAGTTCGATGATGAACCGTACGATGTCGATATTTGCGTCTGCGATTAACTCGTCAGCAGCAGGCAGGATTACAGCAAGTTTTCGTGCCGTAAGCGTGACCTGGCTGAACTCAGCAGACGAAGTGGTCTTAGACGCATACTCGGTTGTCCAGTATGCAGTCGGCTTGGCTGCCAATGAGTTGAGTTTCAACGTCTCGGCAGACATTGGAATGGTGCGTGCGATTCTACGCATGACACTCATATCAGGAAGAATGCGCCACACCTCCGTGGCAAGAGGGGTCGGTACCAAGTACCCACCGTCTCCATCCGTACCTTCTACTAGTGCCTTAAAGACTTTCTCAGAATCCGAATCTGCGTGTTTCAGCATGAGTGATTTGAAGAACAGAACTATCTTCTCTTCAGGTGACAAGTCACCGATTTTGTCGAGTGTAGGATAGACTATTGCTTTCACGCCGTTCCCGTAAGAGAACATTTCGGATTTGATTTCCTCCGCAGCCTTTTCAGGTTTGCTTTCTCCCATGGCTTTTGCGATTGACTCGGATATAGATGACCCAAGTTTCTCGACCAGTTCCTCAACTGATTTATTAGCCTCGATTTTTGGTTCGGCGTCTACGTTCTTTTCTTCAGACGACCCCTCCTCATTCATCACTTCTCGGATAAGGTCTTTTAATTCTTTCTTATCGTCCATTTTTATATTCCTCCTTTCTTTTGTGATTTCACCCTGTTAAGGGCATACCCAGTCGCTTGGTTAAGTAATCTTAGGGCCTTAACCAGGTCGTGGTCAGAATAGTTGATTGCCTGCACGGATTTTTCTCTCCTCATCTCCGCCCTCACCGCCCGAATAGCGTGCAGGATTTCCTTAACTTGCAACCGCATCTTTCCCAACTCTGCGGCATCGTCTCGTTTTACTGCTTTCTTCTTAGCCTTTTTCGGCATATTCAAATACGATGACAAATCCTTCTCCTTAATACCCAACTCCTTCGCCCTGGCTATAACCGTAGCAGTAGCCAACGCAGGTACAGGCACCGCACTCACCTCCAATAACTCCTGCTTCGTATATCGGTTTCCCTCCCTCTCAAGCGGCAGGAAGCCAACCGAAAAGCCGTCCAATAGGGGCGGGTTGGCTTCGTACATAGCCTTCACCGTTTTGTTAAACTCTGTCGACTCGTCAAATACGGGTTCAAATACCAGCTTCTCAGTCTCTCCGAATTTCTCCACTCTCATGTTCTCAGCACGCCCGACTGGCAGCCCGTTATGCGCCGGGTTACGGTTGTGCATCCACAGCAGGCGAGGCGATTTGTTAAAGTTCGATAAGTCCCATCCCTTCACGCTGATAACCTCTCCCTCCCTGTCCTCGACCTCCTCGGAAGCGATAGCGACTATTTTACCGTCACTCTTTTCCGTCTTCGCACTGATCCGTTTCATCTCCATATCCTCCCCGGCATCCTTATTATGTTCGGCAACCCATTTTGACGCTTTCTCCATATCCCATTTGTCCTTGTCGAACAGGTACGTCATAATCATCTTCTTCGGAATACAAAACAACCCCTTAATGCCAGCTTCCGCAGATATATCTATAGTGCGTACCTCTGCGCATTCCCCCTCGAATTTCGGGTTCGGAACTCTCACATACTTATCGGTAATTTCTGGCATTTCGTGGTAGATAACAAATAAAAAACCCGATACCAACAGAGAATCTCTGTAAGCATCGGGCATCATTGCCTCATTCCAGCGTCTTGCGCTTTCTCAATTTTCCGTGTTTTCAGTATTGCACGCAGGCTTTCCCGTGTCAATAGCGGAAACAACCGTTCCGCCCCGGATGATAATAATCTCCCGTTCTATAAGGTTAAACGTATTGCACCGAGGACACTTTATCTCAATGCAACCCGACTTAATAGACTCCTTCATCAATAGTGTCCCGCACTTCTTACATCTATACTCAATCATATGCAGTCTTTAAGACTTTATTTAGTTCCGATCAACCGACTCCCAAGCGTGTCTACCTGGTAGTGTATACCCAAAGAAGCAACTAACGCTTCTCCCCCAAAAGCGTCTCCAGCGGCGGTTATCCTCATCAGCGTAAAGAAAAACTGGTCTCCTATTTTTATATTCGTTCCTGTAATCGTAGCTACATCCGTTCTCAACCACTCGTACTGAGTATCATACGCTACGTCGTTAGAGTCCACAGTAGTAGAATCTGCAAAGGTGGTATCGTCTCGCTGAATCGTGTAAATTAACCTCCACTCTACCTGGTCGGTTCCTGTAGGTGCATCGTTTGAACCCCAATGCACGTGAAACACTACATCCGTTCCCTCCTTGTAATCGTGAGGAATCTCAAATACGCCAGACCCCTGTTCCCCATCTGCAAATCCCAAGGTATAAATGCCCGTGTTGTCCCCATCGTTATCTAAAATCTGTACCGTGCCAGGAAGCGTACCTCCCGTTTTCAATATCAATGCACCCACATTGCAATCCTGGTACACGGGAACCTCTAATACCAACGTCTTTGCCGTACCACAGTCTACGGTTAGGTCGGAAGCGGCTACGAGGTCGGTGTCTATGTTCCCATTCGTGCCGTCATAATAGATACCCATATCCTGACCCTCTCCCGTTTTCAACATCTTCGAGTCCGAATCTATAATGACATCCCCACCGTCAAACGTGTTATCTGCGGTAAACGTGTTCGTATCATCCGCCATCGGGACATTACTCACGTCAGCTGCACTGTACACAATAATTTCTGGCTGCGACATCTACAGTAACGCCTTAATAAAGGTTAGTGCCTTTTTGATCTGCTTCCCCATCGTTCCTGCCGTGACATGACTGCTTTGCAAATCCTCCCAAACTGCGTTTGCTATTGTATAGGCACTAACAGGAATCGCTAGGGGTGGAACAACCGGCAGGGCGTTTGCCCAGTAGTCCATACCTCCCAAATCAAGGGCTACGGAAGGTGGATACATCACCGTAAAATCGTCAAAGTACACATCTGCGTTTGTGGTGGTAGCATCCGTCTTTCCCGTCAATGAAACCGTAATCTGCCCGTATGTGGTCAGCGGTGTGAATGTCACAAATAGCTGCTGCCAATCTGTATTCTGCGCAGCCTGACAATACGCGGTACTGGCGTTATCATAGTAAATAGACAACCTCGGAAGCTGGTGAGTAGCACCATAATAGGTAGCATTGTTTATCTTGCACCATACCGCTACGGTCATGGTTTTGTTCTGAATGTTTCCAGTAGGTACGTCAAACGAGTAGGAGTTAAACGTAGTCGTAGACGAAATAGGTCGCAACCTTAACGCAAACTTGCCAGTACCAGCGGTGTGAACCGTGGTGTCAGACAAAGAGTCCCCCGTAGAATATGATTTCCCGTACACCCAGTACACTCGGTGGTCGTTTGCGGTCTGGTCGAAAGTATTGAGTTTCAGGTACGACCCAAGCGTCATAGAACCTATCGTGTCGCTAGTAATAATGGTCGGGTCAAACAGGCAGTTATCGTAGACATCCTGCACAAGAACCCCAGAAGCGTATGCGATTGACGCACCGTTTGCCGCCTCGCTACCGAAATCGCAACTAACAAACCTGTTTCCCGTTGAGGTGGCATTGTAATATATGCCCCCAGTAGCATTAGAATCTGAGGTACAACCCGTAAACGTGCAGTTGAATACCGCACCCAACTTGAACCCCTGTCCCGACGACCCGCACTTGCAACTCGTAAATGTTGACGCTACCGCAGTAATAACAATGGTTCCGTATGAACCACTCCAGGTGGTCGTTCCTTGAACATTACTAACCGTCAGGTTGTTTCCCAAACCTGTGCCACCTATCGTTATCGGATTGACATAGCTTCCACCATAACAGTTTGAGATAGTTGCGTCATCACATCTGAACTCGAAACAGCCACCGCTTGAGTTGTTCTTCCATAAATACCGATATATCTGCTTGTTAGCATAACTTGTTCTTGCTGCTGTCGGAATAGAAACACCTATTGACCCAGCAGCGTTTATCACAAAATGTTCAATAAGTACGTTTCTCGTTCCCGTCCCAATCGCAGTTCCGCTTGGGTCGTATCCGTTTATAGCAATCCCCGTAGCATTTGTGCAGTACACTCCCGAATACTCAAAATTATTAGGAAACGCAGATGCACCAGTAGTTCCAGAAGAACCGCCTGGGCCACCTAACTTGCCAGTTGCGGCTATTCCGAAAGCGTTGATAACTCTCGTTAGATTCATCACACCCCAACCGTCACAGTGCTTTCCAGAAAGATTTGTGGTAAATGTAACCGTGGTTCCAACGATAGTATCTATAATCTTACTTTCAATTCCAGAGGAGGATGCCCCCCATACCCAACAGGTATCTCCCGCTTGCCAAACCGCACTCCTGTCGTCAGAGGTTACGATAACCTTCTGTGTAGGATTTGCATCTGCTGCCAAGGTGGAATAATAGGTAGTCGTGTACGCACCATACACATAATCCTCATACTCGGTATCTCCGTTCCAATGGAACGAGGTCGCCCACTGGTTTGTAAACGCTAATGTCAGTTTGTTCGCATAGGTTACTGGCACGCCAGACGTACCAGCCACAAACACGGAATTATTAGAACGATAATAATATCCAGTAACCGTCCAAGTGTACGCAGCAGCAGGTGCACTGTTTCCGAATGTAGAATTAACTCCCGCAAAAATATCCGTAAGAGTGACCGTCTGGTCTACCGTTAATACCACATCTTGCTTGATAGCTACCGAATCTGTTGCAGAGTAAGTCGCTGCTGTTACGACAGGAATGACATAACAGTATCCTGACGTTCTGTGATTGCATAAACGACACGATGCGTTAGTAGAAAGCACCCGCAATCTCCAGGTGGAAGCGTCTGTAGTAAGGGCGACTGGATAAGTACCAGTATCAAATACAAAAGAAACAATAGCCATTCCCGCAGACGACATTTCCGCCTGGTCGGTTCCGATGACTTGCTGATAGGTCAACGTCTTTTGCGCCTGTGTAACCCACGCCCCCGTAACATACTTTTGCAATTCTACTGTTACCGACTGTGCTGCGGTGTTTGATGTAACAGACAACGCAACCATAACCTCAGTGCAATTAGCCGCTACTGAGGGAGTAAAAGCAATCAATCGTTCCGAGTTCGCAGCAGTAACCGCACCGTTTGCACAGTTGATATCCAAGGCACTAGCCGCTACCACCTTAAAAGGATTTGTAGAAAACGCGGCGGTTGTGTCTGCGTACAGTACGGCCATTATAATTCCTTAATTGCTAAAAGAATTGCCTCTATCCTAGCCAACTCTGCAATCTCTGCATCGTGATTTACATACGGATAGTTAGCTTTAGCCCACGCTTTCCAACCCTCGCCGTCAGTCGGCATATCGGGGTCTGCCTGTGCGATTCTCTCCTCCAACGCCAATTTCTGGGCTTGTAAATCCGACTTGATAATAATGACAGCACGTTCTGTAGTCTCATCGTACTGAATAAACTTACCTGTCCCTATCTTAAAGTATGTCATTAGAAGGCGGTCTCATAAATGTTATATGTAGCCGTAGTTCTGGCGGCGTATGCCAGTGTGTAGGTAGTTAGTGTCGGATTGTTCGTAATCGAGGCGTATGTAAACACCGGGAAGTTTCCCGTCTCGTCTATTTTGCAGATATACCAGACCCCACTACTGTCCTCTTTGCAGATATACGTTACGTTGGTAGTCGTGTAGTCGTCAATCGCATTCGTCTTGAACCGAGAATCGGTATTGATCAAGTCGCCCACTACCACATCTGCGTCTATTTGCAGGTGACCATCGCTATCGACTAACGCCTGCTTCGCCTCTCCCGTAGACGTAACAAACGGAAACGTCTGCCGTGTGGCTGAGGACACGGCGGTTACCAAGGTATCTATGAACTTCTTGCCATCGCTTAGGCGTACCGCAATCGGACGCTTCGCATCTCCGCTTCCTTCGATTTTAACCGCTTGCACATCCTTTTTGAGAGATAATACAGCCCCTAGAAGGCCCTTAAAATGCACGGAAAGCCACGAGGACTCCCGTAGCCCCACCTCTTCGGGAAACTTTTCAGCCTTCGGGAACTCTATATCCTTCAGGTTGCTTACCGTTACAGAATCGGGAAATGCCTGCTGGTTCTCAACGTATACTTTGTACAACTCAGGCAGGTTTACCTTGCCATCGTTTACCAATACTTTCAGGTCGTATAGCAGGTCGGATAGCTTCGTAGTCTCGGAAGATAGCGACTTCTCAAGAGACGACAACGCATTCTGTAATTCTTTCGTGTTTTCAACTGCCGTGTTTCTGGTAACCTTTTCGGATAACAGCAACTCTTTCAGCAGTTCCTTCTGTTCGTCTCCCAGTACCGCATCAGCTTGCCTCTTCAGTTCCTCGCTGTTCATAGAGTGCATTTCTCAAGTTATCTCGCAACTCCTGAATCTCAGATAGTATAGCTTCCTTTTCAGATTGCGCCTCTGCAACCGCCTTTTCGTGCATCTCCTTCGATTCCTTTTTCAAGTCTTTCTTTTTCGCATCGTGTGCAGCGTCCAACTCTTTCAGCTTCTCCTCGGCCTCTTTCTGTTTTTCCTCAAGATTCTTGATTTCCTTCTCGTATAGCTTCTGCGTTACCGCCTTGTAGACGTTGTTTACCTCCTCATGCGTATGTGCAGCCTCCTGTCCCCGTCTCATGCTGCGAGTCACGGGAACAATAGTGCAGCGACACCGTGGATGAAGCGGCGGGTACTGTACGCTGGAAACCTTGATATCCATCTTTCCACCACTCGTCTCGAATGTGTCCCCCTTATCGAAGAACACCTCCTCCACACCGACCACCTTACCGTCCATTTCTGCACAGTACGGACACGTTCTCTCGTCAGCAGCGGTCAGCCATTCCTTAGAAACAACGATGCCAGACTGTCGATACGCCTCGTTTGCGCTGAAGTTTGCAGCCCGCAACACCTCCGTGCGTGAAATCATGGCGGCACGCACCTCCATGAAGTCAGTATACACGGCAGCTACCCGGTCTCGTAACTCGTTTATTCCCTCTCCTTTTCTCAATCCTTCAGACAGCGTGGCTATCACATCGCTTCGAGTAGTCGAGTTGACCTCCTTGATAAAAGAATAGCCGAGGTTCTCAAGATACGAGACTACCTCTTGCGCCTCCATATTGAAGTTCCGCATCAACCCGTAATCGTAAAGCACCTGGTCTCCTTGCGCTTTTACAATTCTTTCAAGATACGGTTCTATATCTTTGTACCACCTCTGGTTCTCGCTTCTGCTTGAATACACGAAGTCTTGGCCAGTCATTTTCTGATGCGCCAGCTTCAGAGACTTCGGCTGAGAGTACTTGGACAACTCGTCCAGTATCAGGCGGTGCTGTTCCTCAGCAAGATGGATCAACTGTATCCGAAGGGCATCCTCCCAGACATCAGTTCGTGCGACTAGCTGCTTCCACTTCGCCTCTTTAAGAACCTGCTTCTCCTCCTCGGTCTGTACCTCCTCGTATTCCTTGTCCTTCATTAGCGCACCGACCAGCTTTACCAAATCGTGCTTGATAGTCTGCTTGATACCGTCCTTGATAACCTCAAGCGGTTTTTTCGGGGGCGCACCTACAGATAGCTTCAGCTTCTTTACCGGGGTCTTTCCCTGCATCTTTGCAAACCTCTGCTGCGGCACCTCTGGAATCGGGTTTCCCTCCTCGTCCAGTCTCGGTTCTTGCGGCTGTGACGGTTCTTCCTCAGGTACTTCCCCGATTGCGGGCTTCATACCGAACGGCAGGTAGATAGTATCTCCCCCCTCAAGCGGTTCGTAGCCCTCCTCGTCCCTGACCTCGTTTGGTGTCAGCCAGCCGTATTTAAGTCCAGACTCGTAGATGCGTAGCTTCATATCCACATCCTCAGGAACCGGGTCTTCAAAATCGAAAAACAACGCCCCGCTAGTATCGAAGTTAGGCAGGTAGAACTCGGTCAGGTATTGAACAAACGTAGTCAACATCGGCTTCACAACCGACTTCATCAGTCTAGCGTCTGTAGCCTCCTGGTTGGCCCGGTTCACATCCTCAACCACCCCGATATTGGCCTTGCTAACCCCGAAGGTGGCCAGTATCTCGTCCCTGATATACTTCTTCGTTTCCAGAAAGTCCATCTCGTGCATCTTGCCGCCGATTTCTTGTATATTCCATTCCCCGCCAGTCAGCAGGGCCACCTTATGCGCATTCGCAGTACCTCCGAACTTCTGATAGAAACCCTCAAGCAGCCGGGTCGCAGTTGCCTGGTCTACGTTCTTGTCGGTCATTAGAAACAGGTACGGAAGCGCAGAATTGAAAAAGAAGTTCCTGTTCCACTCGCTTGAGAACTGGTCGATATCCATCGGCATCGCCCCTGCCCTGACGGCACCGTATCCACGGTACGGGTTAGTCGGTGAGAAGTCCTTAAAGAATAGCAGGTCTTGTACTTCTATCCGCACGCTTTTGAAATCGGAACCTCCCGGCTTGTACTCGTAGTGGTCTATAAATCTATCCTTGCTTGGTATCACACTGATCCAATCTGGCCGAAGCGGCCAAATCTGTTCGATTAGCTTCCCCTTACGAATGAACGCCCACGCAGCCTCTCCCAAAAGGCACATATACGCTACATACATCCGCTTCATCAAGTCCATCGTCATGAAGTCGTTAACGTAGTACAGAGAGGATAACGCAGCGTGTTCTTTTACCTCCTCGATATCCGTATCGCCACCCTTTTTCGTTACGGTCTTGTACAGCTTGAGAGGTACCGCAGCGAACATATTCGCTATCGTATTGATAGCAGAATACGACCAGCCCTGGTATGCGTTCAGGTAATCTGAAGCTTTTTTAGCGGGAGGTTCTGGGAGGTTTATAACGGAGTCGCTTCGGTATTGCGGGATTTCAGTAGCCATAGATAGCAAGTATTAAATATAAATGTTCACTTCTGCTACCGATGGCGAGTAATATGCAAGTGCTAGGGCATCTGCCATATCTGGACTTTTCAGTCCTCTTTTTTTCATATCGTCCTTACTCTCGATAATCGTCTGGCCTCGGCTGTTATATCCGTACTTGATATTCGCCAGCTGACCGATCAACGTATCATCGTTCGGAATCGAAATCGCCTTATCCCGGAACCTCTCTCTCAGTCCCCAGTAAATCTCGCTTCTTAGGGACTGGAACTGTTCCGTGTTGCTGGCAGACTCGGCAACATTGACTCCAATTACATCGTATCCCAACTCTTTCAACCTGTCAACTACGCCAGCACCCATTCCGATAACGTCTATCTTCGTACGAATCGGTTTGTATTGTTCGATAAGGTTTTTCAGACGCCCTACCGTTTCCATAGTATCCTGCTGCGAGTAGGATTGTAGGTCGACTACGTTCTCTCCGTTCCTGACGATAAAGACAGTCATATCCGATCCGAAGCGTGCTACATCGCATCCGATTTCCACAGCCCCGGTAACTCCTTTTCGGTTCACACAGTTCTCGACCCACTTTAGCGGTATTACCAAGTCCTCCCCAGACTGAGAGAACTCCCCCTTCACACGGGTCTGGTACAGGGGCGACTCCTCACCCCAATCTGCCTTGCGAGACTCTATCCACTCCCGGCTTACCCGTGGCGAGTCCTCGCTATTCGTATGGAATAGCTGGTAGTTACCCTTCTTGCGGGCGAATATATCGTAGAAATACCCGGCAGTTTCCGGGGGCGGTGTAGATATCACTAGCTGCTTTGCGCCTACCGTGGTTAAGGCACCCTCACACGCCTCAAACGTACCTTCTGGAATAGACTTCGCCTCGTCAAACACAAAGAACAGATGTTTCGCATGAAACCCTTCCATCTTTGCCGGGTCGTCTGAAGCCTCTCCTGTAGCGAACCATTCCTCGCCACGCTTCAGCATCAGGTTTAGCGACTCGTATTCTTGCGCCCCGATCAATTCCAAATTCGCCTTGCGCCTCCATTTATGAATCTCCGGCCATAACTGCTTGCTGACCTGCCTCCACGCAGACGCCGTAGTAATGATACGAGAGTTCGGAAAGCAATCGAAATACCAGTTTACCGCAACCGCAGCCGTAGTGGTTTTCCCGACTCCGTGTCCGCTGCGCCACGCTACCTTCTGGTTATTCTGAATAGATACCAAGACATCCTTCTGGTACTGTTCCAACTCGACACCGAGAATATCCTGTGCGTAATACAGAATATTATTGCGTGCCGTCTGTAAGTTGTGGAGTTGTTCCCTGGTCATCTTTGTCCTCTAACATTTCTAACGCCTGTTCGTAGGTAAGATGTATCTGCCCGCTATGTTCTACCGTCTCTTTCGGCAAGCCGTCCATATACGCCCAGATGGCTTTCTGCATCTGCACATCCCCCTCGACTATGGCTTTATGAAACATACGCTTAACAAGCAGCATCGCATACGTTTCTTTCTGTTCTTCAGGAACCTCGGAAAGCATATTCCGAACTATCTCCGTAATAGATATCCCCTTCGGCCTTCCGTTCCTGTTTATGTTTTCCGGGTGCTTATTAAACCCCGCTACTGGTGGTGCCATTGTAAATCATTGTATATCTATCTAACTATGACCCCTCCCCTACCCCACTGCGCCCCTGTCCAAATATGCCGAAAACGCCCACATATTAAATAAAAACCCCTCCCCTACCCTACTCTACCGACTGTTCAACTTTTGTCCTCGTTTTTCCCGTTAGCTTCTCCCATCTCTGGCATATAACCTCGCAGTACTTCTGGTCTATCTCCATCATATAACAGATACGGTTTGTTTGTTCACAAGCTATGAGGGTGGAACCGCTACCGCCAAACACATCCAATATAATATCATTGTCTATTGTGCTATTATAAATTGCCCGTGAAATCAGTTTTATAGGTTTCATTGTCGGATGTAAATATGTGCCGTGCGTTTCTTGTTTTTCTTCCCAAACATCAGATTGATTTCTTCCACCATAGAAAGCGTGTGCGTTTCCGTCTTTCCAGCAATATATTATAAACTCCCATTGAGTATGATAATCAGAACGTCCAAGTACAAATTGGTTTTTTACCCAAATAATCCTGGAACTTATTTTGTACCCCATCTCGCTTAACAAAGGTGCGAGTAGGTGGTATTTCTTTCCACCAAAGCAAATATAAAAAATTGCCGAATCTTTTGTTACACTTAACTGATTAATAAGAAAAGAGGAAAGAAATCTGCTAAATTCTAAATCATTTAAGTCATCATTCAACACTTTTCCCAAACTTTTTTTAGGTTTGCCAGACGGACGGGTGTCCGTATCATATCCTACCCCATACGGAGGGTCGGTGAACACCATATCCGCCTTCTTGCCGTCCATCAGCTTCTCGACATCTTCCTTGCTGGTACTATCCCCACACATCAACCGATGCTTTCCAAGAAGAATAACATCGCCCCTCTTTATCTCGGTGACAACCTCTTCTGGTTGTTCGTAGTCGTCCTCGTTCACTTCAATAACAGGTTCTGGCATCAGGTTAGAAAAGTCTAACTCTTTCAGAATGTCCTGGTAATCGTTTGCGAGGATATCCATATCGAACTCTCCCCGGTGTTCGTTATCCAACACGATTACCTTCTTCTTCTCCCCCTCAGACAGCTTTCTGCTTGGCAGGGACACCTCGATTTCCACGTCACCTGATAGATCAGCGACCCGTTTCCTCTGGTTTCCGCCCAGTACGGTCAGGTCGGTATCGCATACCAACGGCCTGAACTGTCCTAACTCGTCTATATCTTTCTTGAGTTTCTCGAATCCTTCCTTCGTAATCGTGCGTGGGTTATTCTCCAACAGTCTTAACTCGGACACCTTTCTTTTTTCAGTATGCCACGTTAGTTTTTGCATAGTTTCCGTAATAACCGTTTATATTCAGCAACCGATTGTTTCACGTCCCAGTTTTTCAGTACCTCATTGTACATCTTTTCAGCTTCCTGTATGCGTGCCGCCTTAGTGGACAGTCTGACAAAATCTTCCGGGAACTGTATGACTGGCACCTTAAGTGCAGCGCAGGTTAGCACCTTGTTATTGCTTTTGAAGCCTCCCTTATAGTCGATGCGTCTCATAGGTAGTATAGCCACATCCGCTTCTGTCAGTTTGCTATGTATGTCTGGATACGAGTATTTATAGAACGCAAACGGCAGGGAACGGTACTCGGTAGGCAGGGATACCGAGGTATCCGAGATAGCGGTCAGCTTGATATTGTACTGCTTGAGAAATGGCAGGGCGTCTGTAATGTACCTGAAGTTCTGGGCGTAACCGAACCAGACGGCGTTTTGTATTTTGTCGCTATGTACTTTCTTGTACGGCGTATGTTCCTCAAGATTCACTCTATCGGGAATGCACAGACACGGCTTGTCGATCAGCTTGGCAACATATTCCGCTAACGCCGGGGTGGACGTGGTTACTGCGTCTGCCAATTCGCAGTATTTAATAACATCCCGCTTATCCTGCCAGTCTGGGTCGCACAGGTCGAGAATCTTGATAGCAGACGTGTTCGTCATCATCATTTCCCAGTACACTTTTTGGAATATGAGGACATCGTACTGCTTTCCTATCTTCCATTCTTCTGCGTTTTTCCACTGTTCCCACAGCCACCGTGCCCGAATCCTGGTAGACCCGATAGAGTCTACAGGTCGGTTATCTGTTTTCTCGAAGGTAATAAATCCAACCTTCAGAGAATCGACATCTCTTTCAGCATAGTCCGCCATTGCATCTCGAAGTGTGAAAAGTTAAATCTCTGCTGTGCCGTTTCTTTACCTTTCTGTCCCACCTTGATGGCAACGTCCGGGTAGTCCCTGATGAGTATCTTGATAAGGTTAGCCGTATACTCCGGGTTATCCATCATTCTGGGGTCTTTAATCGCAGACAGGGACGTTAGAAAGCCGTTCGTCTCATCGTTGTATACCAACTCTCCGCTATCTGACAGTCTTCCAGAGGTGATAAACGTGGAGGCGTCCTGGTACGGCGTAGTCACAACGCAGCACCCAGACAGCATCGCCTCGGTTCTGACCCGTGGCATCGGGGAGTTCCAAGTCGGCATAAAAAACACTAGCGACCTACCAAGAAAATCCTTGTACTCGTCAAACGTATCGAATTGCTTTCTAGTGACCCCGATCCACTCGAACGGAATCTCCCAGTCCTCTAGGTATCTCAAAACCGCTTTCGGGAACTCACGCCGATACGCTTTCTCCATGCCAGCTGGCGACAGCACGATAATGACCCGTGGTTCTTTCGGCAGGTCTAGCCAGTCTTCTGCGTTCATGCCGTGCGTGATAGTTCTACCGAAGCCCCACTGTTTGCGTGCCTCGTGAGAGTTCACTACCATGGTATTGTTTCCGATAAGTTTCTTGAAGTATCTCACTACATACGCAGAGTCGTACTTATCGTGGAACGGCGTCATGTGGTTGATAACGATTTTCGGGATATCCGTAATCACCTCGTTTAACTCCTGGTAAATCCTACCCTTTGCGATTCGGTCATCGTCTTGCGGCGAGTAGATGCACTGTTGGTCTACATGAAGAATGGCAAAATCGTAGTATCCCTTCTCGTAATGGTCGACATACTTGAACTTATCCGAAATCTCCCGCTGAGACGCTGCCAGACCTTTCTTGAAGGGTTCTATTTGCAGGGCGTACTCTTTGATAAACGGAAGCTGAGAGAGGGCTGCCTGGTGCGCCGTATGCCACGGGTGTCCGAATACCTTTAGTTTTTTCATCCGTAGAGTTTATACAATATTAACTTCGCCTTTCGGATACTATCTCTTTTTTTCGATTTCGAGATATTTTTCGCAAGCGTATCCGCCTTGGCATCGTAGTTTAAGACCAGATCAAACGAGTTCCACGAGAAGCGAGTCCGTAACTCCTGCGAGGTTCCCCCGTAATAATTGATTCTCTCGTTAAACATACCGAACTTGGTCAGGTCTACTCGCATAATCGCAGACAGGTTTTCCACAAACCCTTTCTCCACATCGTCTTTGATTCCCCATTGCCAGATGCCAGGTGCGTGCTTTGTTACAAACGATAGCAAGCATCCCTGCCTCATGCCCATTCTCTCATCGCAAAAGACGAGTAGTTCTCCTTGAGACTCTACAACCGCCCGGTTTCTAGCCTGCGCCAGCGTCCATTCCCCATGGTTATCGAAGCGTATGTATCTAATAGGCACATCCGACTGTTTCCGAAACTCCTCAACAATAGGCTGCACCGAGGTGTTTCCGCTATCCGATATGATTATCTCCTTGCAATCGTAGTTCTGGGACAGTATTTTAGATATGCACTCTATAAGAACGGCTGGCCTATCGAATGTAGGCACGATAACCGATACGAACGGCTTGTCATCGTTCGTCATCATCTTGTAATAGAGTGCGCAGAACTTCCAAGCCATCCTATCGTCTCCCCAGTTTTTCACGGTATCCCAAGCCTTATCCCGCAGCTTATCCCGCCGGGCACGGTTTTCCAATAACTCGGATACCTCCTTTTTCAAGTCCTCGATATCGTCCTCTTTCTTCAAGCGCACGACCATATTGCCGCCGTCCCCTTCGCTGTACAACTCGGATACATGACCGATATTTCGGGTCAATACGGGCACTCCGCACGCCATCGCTTCGAGAATAGGTAAGGTTCCCGACTCGAAGTTATCTATCGAGTTACAGACGTGGAGTGCGCTATCGTAGTAATGCCGAGGCAACTCATCGTCCGGGACGTTCTCGTAAAACTCCATCTCTGGACAGACGGTTTTAATCTGGTCAAAGTACTCCTGTGACGAGATACGTCCTACCAGGCGGAAGGGTACCTGCAAGTCGTGGCACACCTGTGCTACCTCTCGGACTCCCTTCTTTCCCTCTATTCTGGCTACTACCATCAGTACTCGGCTGCTTTCGGTATACTTCTCGTTGTATACAAACTGTTCCAGGTCTACCCCGTAGTTGATCAACTCCGCAGAGGGCATCTTTTCCAACATGGTCTTATTGCCGACTATGATGCGTTCATACTCTTTTCCCCATTCTTTCTCTTCCAAATCGTACGGATTGTAATGGCACAGTATCTTCTTTTTACTAGTCCACGTTGCGAAGTCGATAAACTCTTTCAGCTTCTCCCCACTTTTCCAATACGCAATCTGAACGATATCCGCCCACTTGAACGCTTCCACGGCATCTGCAATTTGCAAAGCGTCCGGGCGTTTCGGGTGGAACGCCACCAGCTTAATCTTGAGGTGCGGGTTATGCCGGACGATAGCCTTACTCAGCCTGCCGATTGCGCTGTCATACTTGTCTACAATTATAGCGATTCTCATTTCTCGGAAAATAAAGTTATTTGTAACAGTGATAAATAGGCTTATCTCCGTGGTCTTTCGCCTGTCCTACCAAATCCACTCTTGAGAACATTCTTTGCAGCGTATCTATAGCGTCCCGTTCCTTAGAGTTATCCTCGAATATGCAGACCTCGTTTGTGACATCGGCAAGCCATTCCGGCACGCCGTGCAGGTGCAAGTTGATACTGAGAAAGAACACGATATCCGCAGCGTCTCCCCGTTCCGTTCTCAAGTCTTTAGAAACGTAGTCGATATCCCAGTATCCTAACTCCTGAGACACCAAGTACGCTGCCAGACACGGGTCGCTGCTACCGTGTCCCGCATGGTCGTATCCGACAACCTTCGATGCGAGATGGTTTTTAGCGTACCGACAGAAGAACCCGCCAGCGCATCCGTAATCGGCAACGCTTTTATTTGCAAAGTTGATCCGCTTCAGTCCCAGGTACTCGATTCTATCAAGCGATTTTCGGGGGCCTCCCGTCAGGTTGAACTCGGGCACGTCCTGATAGTACACCTTACCGTACTTACCGAGGTCGCAATAGAACTCCCGCATCTTTTCCCGATGGGTATCCGTGAACTGAAACGTGTTGAAGTCTACTAGCATACCTCCGACAACATCGTGCATAGACACATCGTCCCGTTCGTTTTTCCAGCCGTACTTGATGCCCAAGTCTTTTACCGCATCGTACACCTTTTGCGCCTCCTCGTTGCTTTCCGCCAAGTCGTTCCCGGCATCCTGCTGTAGCTGTCCCCAATACCTAGTGCGCTGAATAATCACGCCTACGATATCGTACACACGGGGCGCAAGACCGTGCCAGGCGCACATATTCTGAATAAACGTAGCCTCTACTAGACGGGACGACTTGTTCGGCCCATCGTCTTTCGGCAGGTCTCCCCAGCGAAACGATTCCAAGTTATCGAACTCCTCTTGCGGATACACGTTAAACACCTTGATAAGGCGTCCCTCTCCGTGCGGAATCATGATGCAATGCTTGCCGCATTGCGGGCGGATGATATGCACCTCTCTCAAATCTTCCATTTCAGAACCTTAAAAAACTCAGATGCGTGGACGGTTAAGTATGGACGCTGCCATTGCGAGGTGAACAGGTTCAGTATCTCCTGTTTCTTTTTCGGACACACGGACACTTCCAAATCGTATTCTTGAGACAGGTACGACCAGGAATGGTACCCTAGTACCAGGCCGTTATAGTTTCGTACGGCAGACAGTGTAGCCTCGCAGACGCTTCTGTGGTCTTGATGGTGGTCGCTTTCTATATGCGTGAATATGATATCCGGCCTTTGTTTAGAAATTACCTCAGTTAATGTTCCGATCAACTCGAACAGTTCCGTATACAGCTTTCCATCCGTGAAGTCCAGAAAGGACACATCGGCCCCCAGCTTTTGACCTGCGCTATCCGCCTCTACCACCCGGTCTATAGCGTTTCCACCCGTATGTCCTGCCGTACAGACGACAAAATGCTTCCTCGACCTCTTGAATAGACGCAGCAACGTACCGCCGCATCCCAACTCGATATCGTCTGGATGCGCCCCGATGCAAACTATGGTAGGGTTGTTCGGAATCATTTTATAAAGACGCCAATTTGTTTTTCTACCTCCGCAACTTCCCACGGGTAGAAGCTGGCAACGTCCCCGAACGTCCAGTAGCTGATATGCTTCTCAAACGGGTTCCCGAAGTGTTCTGCACCCTCATACGGTTCGCTATCTGATAGCGGAATAGACAGCACCAGGTGTTTTCCAAGTGCCAATACCTGGTGAAGAAGCCGTATACCCTCAATAAGCCGTATATGTTCCAACACGTCCCCGAAGATAACGCAATCGAACAGGTTATAAAACTCCATAGACACGATAGAACAGTCTGCTATACGCACCGATTTGTAGATGCTTTCGAGATTGAACCGTTCTTTATACGGATAGAAGATGTCCAGGCCTGTCCATTTGTATCTATCCACGCCCAGCAGTTTCGGATAGGTACCCTGACCGCACCCGACATCGAGAACGGTTACGATATCGCTTCTCTTATCGAACCACTCTTTTACGATATGCTTTCCATGCGATGTAGAACTTGGCATCTAGGCGGTAAACTTTCCAAACAGGTTATACCCGAATTGAGAATCTGATAGCGAGTTTAGCCTGGGCTGCATAATTGAGGGGTGAGAGGATATCGGCATCGGATTTTTCTCTCCCTTCTTATCGTAGTTCGCCAATAGGTCGGTTATGTAGACCTCGTAATACTCGTCATCGGTTAGCAGTTCCTTATGGTGCTGCGTATCTATCATCCTCCCGTAGCGGGCTGCCTTGGTCTTGATAACGTCCTGCGTATCGAATGTATGTTCGTACCCGAACAGGTAGACCCCGGTGTTTACGGACTTCTCCTGTTCTGTCTTATGAATCATGCCCCAGCTAGGTATGCCTCTTCCGTCATCGTTATAGAAATCGAACCTATCTCCCATTCTCTTCTTGTTATAGATTCCAGAATGCTTATGCTGCGCCCAGTACAGTTTCGGAGTGAATATACGGTACTTCTCCCAGTATGCGTTGTGCCAATCGTTATCTGCCGAGAGACGGCTTAAGGTGTTTCTCAAGCCGTCTACGTCCTTCTCGTGCAGCACGCCGTCCGCATCGAACATCAGCACGATATCTCCGTGACACGCCTGATACCCGGTAGTCCTAGCGATACCGTACGATTTCCAGCCAAGCTGTTCTATATTGAAGTAAGTATGCACTACACGCACTTTCGACTCGCTTGCAAACGTCTCCCGAATAACCGTCTCGGTATCGTCCTTCCCGTACGGGTTTACTATAACTACCAACTCGTCCACAACGGGCAGAAACGAGGTTACCGACTCGATAAAGGGATAGCATCCCCAGATAGCCTCGCTTATCACGCACATTCCGCTAACCATGTTTTTAATAAATCAATTAAGATAGCATTCCCCAGCCGTTATATCCGAACATCTCTGGAGTCATATTCCGCACGGCCTCCCTAATAAAGACCGGGTGTTCTTCAATCGTAATGGGCCGGATGTTTCTCGTAAGCCTCATCTTCATCATGTTCACGAAGTAATCAAACGATTCTTCCTCAGTCGATCCGAACCTCCACTCTTTGAAGTATCGGTAGTACGCCTGCGAGAACCTCCAGAACTCTCTGCGAGTCTCCTCTTTCGTCTTAAACGTATAGTCGTAGTTATAAAACGGAAGGCGCACTGGGACTATCGCTTCTTCCCGGAACCTGCCGTACGGTACTCCGTCCTCGCTAATATCTTTAACATAAATCGGATAGCACAAGTCCGTTCTCATATTGTCCGCCTTTCCGAACTGAATCCTGTCTGAAAACTGTCCCTTGTTAATCGCCATCGGCACGCTTCCTTTAACATAGTATCCATCCCGTGTGACCAGGCTGTTTTTGTGAAACGAACCTATCGGCACCAGACCACGCATCGCAAGGCGTTTCCTGATAAGCGGTATATCGTTCTCGTGGAATATGTAGTCGATATCGCAGCGTATTACCCAGTCCCCGGAAGCCGCTTCCAGACCCTTATTCAGATGCTTCGGCAACTCCTCCCAACTCCAATCCCACGGCCAATGGTAATGCACGACCTTCATATCGCCATCGCTTTTTAACGTGCAGCTGCCGTCCACTACGATAATCTCGTCTGCAAACTGACGATACGATTCCAAAGCAGCCTTCCAATTCGGGTCTCGGACGTCTACGGTTTCCTTTTCGTTTCCGACACAGGTCAGTATGGTAACCTTCATACCTTGCATTTATAAAGTAACCTCTCACTCCTATCGTCTGTAGTACCCAAGTACTCAACTATCGGAAACAGGCGGTATAGCTGCGTCTCGGTCTCCTGCTTGGAATCGTGTGCGTGACCCTCGTAGTACAACGTATTCGTAGTGATTTCTTTCAGCCAGTCTGGGAACCCTAGGTACTCACTCATAGCCAGGTAGAACACGATATCTGCCGTCTGCTTCACACCGTCTATTGGCAGCACATCCAGCGTGATACCGTAGCGGTTGGTAAGACCCAGGTATTCCTGCGCTACCTGGATAACCGGGTACAAGTCGTACCCGAAGCAGGTTGCACCCCGGTCAAACGCATAATGCAGGAACACTCCCAGATTGCATCCGATATCCACTACCGTCTTTCCCTTGAAGTCTATACTGTCTAACCCCATCGTTTTAATTCGGTACGAGGTAGCCCGCTTGCCGACAATAGAGGCCTCTGGAACACTCTGGTACGATACCCGCCTGCCGTCTATTAGCTTTCCGAAATGTGTTATCTCGTCTATACGGGAAAACAACATCTCCTTGTACTCGCTGTACTCTCTGAAAAAGCAGCCCCCGAAGTCCACATACTTCCCGTCAAACCAGTTCTCTTCGTTACTTTGCGTCTCGCTGTGGTCTCCTTCGTACAAAACGATGCCGTACTTGTCCGCAACCTCGAATAGACGCTTCTCGTTTTGTACACCCATCTTCTGAAGACGTTCCTGAACGATATAGGTGTACCCATGAGATTCCCCCACCTCGTATGTGCGTGGTGCCAAGCCGTGTGCGTAGAAGATATTGCTAATCTGTACCGCCTCTTTCACGTCCGTACCCTGCCAGGTAGGCTTCCTGATAAGTTTCACTACCTGAGAATCAAAGGCCTGTATACCCAACTCGCTTACCTGGGACGGCGTGAGTAGTATCGTATGCTTCGACCATTTCTCGCAGTTTGCTAATAAATCGGACTCATTCATGTTCTCCCTGCATGGTATCGTTAATATCGTAGCCGACCTCTAATCCCTTCTCCTCTCGCAGCTGCTGGTTATACTCAAGCACGTCTATGATCAATCTCGGTTCGTAGCCGCTTTCCTGACACGCCCTTGCGAAAGCGTTCAAGTCCTTCGGCAAACACTTACCTCCGAACCCGGCAGCGTCCTTAAACGCCAGCGTATGAAAATACTCCATTCTTGGGTCTGCAAGCCAGCCCTCTCTGACTGCG